AGTCTTTGCTAATCCTCTCGTTTGGGTCGCGCTCATGGACGTTTTCAACAGCGTCGCAATCGCAACCGCGATCACGACTGCGTTAAACTTTGTTGCTATTACTGCGGCATCAATGGCCGCATCGAAGCTCCTCGCGCCAAAGGCTCCGAGCTATTCCGACGCTTCGCTCTCACAGCGTTCGCAAATGGTGCGCTCGCCTATCTCTGCTCGCAACGTCGTTTATGGTCGCTGCCGAGTTTCTGGCACGGTGGTTTATCTTTCAACGACTGGAAGCAAAAATGAATGGCTTCACATCGTAGTTGCTATTGCTGGACATGAGATCGAGGAAATCGAGCAAGTGTATTTCAACGATGATCTCGTGCCACTCGTCAGCAACACGCCGACTGGATTTTATAACGGAGTTGCGCGCGTGAATAAGCATCTTGGTGATATAAATCAAGTAGCAGATGCAGACCTGATCAACGACACGGCCAGCCTAACGGATGGTAAATGGACTTCTGATCATCGACTTCGTGGCATTGCTTACCTCTACGTTCGCCTGACTTGGGACACCGAGAAATTCCCAAGCGGTATTCCTAACATCTCAGCGGTCATCAAGGGCAAGAAGATTTACGACCCGCGGACTACGACGACCGTTTACTCGGCCAATCCTGCGCTGTGCTTGCGTGATTATTTGACCGATTCCGCGGTTGGCATGGGTCTTTCGTCGAGCGAGGTGGATGATACCGCGATTACCGCGGCAGCAAACATCTGCGAAGAGCAAGTGCAGATTCTTCCGCTCTCGCCTACGACCTACGAGAACCGATACGAGTGCAACGGCGTCATTGCCACGAGCGCGTCGCCTGACGAAAACATCGGAAAGCTCTTGTCCGCAATGGGCGGACTTATCGCATACTCAGGCGGAAAGATAGTGCCTTACGCTGGCGGCTATCGCATACCAACCGTGACTCTTACGGAGAAGCACTTTGTTGGCCCGCTCAACATCCAGACCCGCACAAGCGCACGCGATCGCGTAAACTCGGTCAAGGGCGTCTACGTCAGCGAGTCGAACAACTGGCAGGTGTCAGACTTTCCGACAATCTCATCTGCGACCTATGTTACCAACGACAACAACACGCGCTATTACCGCGACGTCGTGCTGCCGTTCACAACCTCATCGTCGTGCGCTCAACGCTTGGCCGTGATCGAGCTACGCCGCGCACGCGAGGAGATCACGTTCACTGCTCGATTCCGTCTTGAGGCGATGCAAGTTCGCGCAGGCGACACGGTAATGATTACCAACGCAAAGCTCGGCTGGTCGTCAAAAGTTTTTGAGGTGATGGAATGGCACTTTGCAAGCGACGGAAATCCGCCGCAGCTCTACATCGACATGACGCTGCGCGAAACGGAATCCTCAGTTTATTCGTGGACTGTGTCTGACGAGGTTTATGTCGCTGATTCTCCGAACACAACCTTGCCAGACCCATTCACGCTAGGTTCACCATCGAATCTAACGCTTACTGCAGACGGAACCACGCAATTTATCCAAGCCGACGGCACGGCGATTCCGCGCATTAAAGTAAAGTGGACACCGCCTGCCGATGAGTTCATTCAGTCAGGCGGAGCAGTCGTCATCGAATATAAGCCGAGCACGAGTACGACTTACTTGTCATGGAGTCGAGTGGAAGGCGATCAGACTGAGGATTATATTAGCTCGGACGTGAAGATTGGCACTAACTACAACGTGCGAATCTTTGGCGAATCTTACTTCAAAATCAGCACGAGCTACGTTACCAGTTCGATCACGGTCGCACCAGATACGACTCCGCCCGCGACCCCGACCGGACTCACTGCTATCGCTGGAACTGGGCAAATCATATCGCTGGACTGGGACGACAACACCGAACCAGACTTCGGCGAATACGGAGTTTGGCGCAACACGAGCAACAGTTCTGGAGGCGCAACTGAGATCGCGCAGACTCGCGCAAGCCGATTCGTGGACGTCAACCTCACGCTCGGAACGACGTACTACTATTGGATTTCGGCTTACGACCGCAGCGAGAATCAAAGCGCAAAGAGCAGCGTCGCAAGCGCGACTGCCGTGGCCGTGACCGCAGGACAGACGGACAGCACGCCGCCAGTTGATCCAAGCGCACCGACGGTCAATACGACCGGAACCTATTTGAGCGGAGACGGCACAACGCTTTCTCGCATCGTGATCAACGTACCAGCATTTACGACTCGGTGCGTCGTGATGAATGTGCTTTATCGCAAGAGCGGAGTCGCTGGCTACATCGTCGCAGATCAACGCAGCACTGGCGGTGGCACGTCATCAATCGACGACCTGACGCCAAACGTGTCTTACGAAATCGCGGTGCAAGCCTTCAGCGCGTTTGGTGTTGCAAGCAATATCGTGAGCGGTGGAACGCAGACTGCGCCAAACAACTCTACGGCTCCTGCTACGCCAAGCGGATTGTTTATTGATACATCAGGTCAGCACGTTCCTGCCAAGACCACTGGTGGTACTGGAAAATATGCAGTAACCGCAGTCGAAGTCTCATGGAATTTACCAACAGAAAAAGATGTGTCTGCGGTTCAATGGCAACGTGGTACAGGTTCATTTCCTCCGACCGTTTATTTGTTTAACGGCGCGCTACAAGAGGGCACAATTCCATCAAATCAAAATTATATCGTCATGTTTAAGGAGGCATTTGGTGCAGATGGATATTTTTGGATGCGATTCATCAATAGATCAGGAGTTGCGAGCAGTTGGACTTCGATCTCGTTGTCTGGTCAATTTAACACCTATCTCGGAACCATATCCACTGATGATAGAACCGACGTAAACGTAAGCGGAATCAAAACTGGAAACGCAGGTGCATCAAGCGTACGTCAAGTCGCTGCCGTGTTTCAACTCTCTCACGTCGTTGCGCTCTCAGGTGGTTCGCCATCCGAAACGTTTGCGGTGGATATTTCTAATCGTGGATTTTCAACGAAGCCTGATGTTGGGCTTGGCGGTTGCGTCAATGCCGACTTCCTCACGGCTTACGATTTCGACAACGCTTCAAACAGTTCCTCGACGGCTTACGTCCGCGCATCGACCTTGGACGGCAGCAACATTGGTGCAGGCAATTACCGGTTCAACCTAGACTTCACGGAATACAATTAACATGGCCCTTCAAAAAACAATCGCTCTGCCATCCGGTATCTCTGGCAATTATATTCGTCTTACGTCGTATCGCTACGATCGATCAACGCTTGAGGCGTCGGCGATCTTTGCGCTCTACCTCGATGCAGCACACGCGCAGGCCGGTGCGGATTACCTTGTGCCAGTCATCGCAAAGCTGCGACTCAGCGACGCGAAGTTCACTCAGTATCTTGGTTCGGCTGCGCTCGCTGATCATCAAGTCGCGGCTCAACTTTATAAGGCCGCAAAGGTCGAGACGTTGCTTGCTGGTGGTGGGCTTGCCTCAATCAACCTAAGCGACGCACTCGATGTCTAAAGGCGCACAACGCTTCATCGTAGTCAGCGACAATCATGGCGACATGGCTGACGCGGCGAGCGTGGGCGCGCTCTGGTCTTTTATGAAAGACTGGAAGCCGGAGATTAGGGCGCACGCAGGCGATGCGTATGATTTTCGTAACCTTCGCCGTGGCGCGTCTGACGAGGAGAAAGCCGCATCGCTGGCCGACGACTGGGAGCAAGGAAATGATTTCCTACGTCGCTTTTTCGACGGCGGAACGAGCAACCATTTTCTGCGCGGCAACCACGATGAACGTCTTTATGAATTTCGCAACTCTTGCTCTGGTATGCTTCGTGATTACGCTAGCGATGGTATTAAGCAGATGGAAGCGGTGGTGAAGAAATGCCGAGCGAAGATGCTGCCTTACGATTCTGATCTCGGCGTGCTCAGACTCGGCAAGCTCTCAGTGCTCCACGGATTTCATGCGGGCATAAGCGCGTGTCGCACGCACGCGGCAATCTATGGCAGCTGTCTGCACGGACATATTCACAGTATCGAGGTTGCGTCCGTGGCATCGCGTGAACCTACCGAGGCTCGGAGTATTGGATGCCTCTGCGTGCGCGACATGGATTACGTTAATAAAAAAACAGGAAAGCTGAAGTGGGCACAAGGCTGGGCGTATGGCTTACTATTTGCCGACGGAACGTATCAGCTTTTCCAGACACGGAACATCAATAATCAATTTTATGCCGCGACAGAAATCAAAACCTATTCAGCGTAACTGGGCACACGAATTACGCAAAGTAATGTCCGCGAAAACGCGCGAGCCTAAAGGCGAGAACTGGATGACCGCTGAACAATTTTGCAAGGCACTTGATCTCTCGCACAATACCGCGCTCCAATATTTAAGACGTGGCATGGAATCTGGGCACATCGAGATGTTTCGTGGCACTGCAATTTCCAGCGCAGGAATCAGGATTCAAACCTGGTATCGGCCAGTTGTGGTTAAAAAATGAATTACGCAAGTCTTTGATTATCAAAGGCAACTGATTGTGTTGTTTGAATTAGGTATAAAAGTCATTTACACGATCTGGTAAATGTGTATCGTTTTTTCATCGAAGGGAATTAACCCCGAGATCAAAAACAAAACACAAAATGGCACACGAAATACAAAGCAACGATTACATGGTCAGTGGAAACAATGTGACTCCTTGGCATGGCCTAGGAGCTATCGAACTGGGTAACTTGTCTGCGACTGATGCTCTCGCTAAAGCACGGTTGAATTGGACTGTCGATCAAGAATCGGTTTTCGATTCTGATATGATTCAAATCAAAGGATGCCAGCTGAATCGTCGCAGCGATGATAAAACTGTTCTCGGCATTGTCTCTGATGGTTGGACTCCTATTCAAAATCACGAGCTTCTTGAAATCGCCGAAGCATTGGGTCAGGTCGATGGTCTTGAATACAAGCCAGTGATTGAAACTGCTGGTTCACTCAAAGGTGGCAAAATCGTTTGGGCACTAATTCAAACTGGTCAAAAGCAGTTTCACGGAAGCGAGCATAAAGCGTATATGCTCTTAAGCAACGGCCATGTCGCTGGACGAGGTCTTCGTGGTACGGCTACGGACGTTCGCGTTGTCTGCAATAATACGCTGACTGCTGCTGAACGATCTGACTCTGCGATTTTTATCACTCATACTCAAAATGTTAAACAGCGGCTCGATAGCGCGATCAAACTTTTGAAGTGGGGCAATGATGCTCTTGATGCAACTTTTGCGATTTACTCGGCACTCGCTGCTTATCCAATCAATACCGATAAAGCTCACGCTTTCTTCTGTGATTTGATGCCTACGGAAAATAATAAGCCAAACCACATGGCAGATCAAATGGTTGATCTTTTTAAGAACGGTAACGGAAATGAAGGTAAAAATTTGTTTGATGCCGTGAATGCTGTAACTGATTGGGTCGATCACGGCAAAAATTACCGCGACAATGAAACTACCGCCGAGCGTCGTTTCATGAATAGTAATATGTCTGGAGGCGGAGACAGGATGAAACGTTCCGCTTTGAACAAGGCTCACGAATTGGTTTCCTGATAAATCTAAAACGCGCTGAAGTTACTAAGGCGCACTTTTTTTATTATGAAATACACTCTTTTTCTCCTAGCGCTATCGGTTTCCGCCCACACTGCTCCGCCCGATTCCTTCTTCCGCGCTCTGCACATCGTTGAGACGAGCGGCAAGATCGGCTCAACTATTGGCGATCAAGGGCGAGCACTTGGCCCGCTCCAGATACATAAGAGTTACCACGCCGACAGTCGCGTTGCAGGCGACTACGCGCGCTGTGCCGATCTTGAATACAGCAAGAAAGTCGTCACCGCGTATCTTCAACGCTACGCACCGCAAGCATGGGCTGCGGGCGACGTTGAGACGCTGGCTCGGGTGCATAATGGAGGCCCGAAAGGCGCGATGAAACCAGCAACCAAAGGCTACGGAGTGCGCGTCAAAGCCTTCTCGAAATGAGCCGCCAATCCAATCCAAGAAACAAGCCGCGCATCATATCCGCCATCAACCGAGGCGAGTCAATCAAGGCCGCAGCGTATGAGCTAGGCATCTCGTCAGGCTACGCTTACCGTATCGCGCAAGACCTTGGCTATGTCGCGCGGTTGGTGAATACTTCCGAGATTAAACTTTTGCAGAAACTAAGGAACAACAAATGATCACCGAACAACACAACGAACTCCTCATCGAGCTGCGCGCAATCCGTGCCGCTCTTGAAATCAAACCACGCGCGATCGCTACGGCATCGAGTGTCAACACGTCGAACGCAACGTCGCTTCCTCCGCCTGACCAAATGATCGAAGGCGCGGCCAGCGTGACGGTTCACTTCGGAAAAAACAAGGGCGTGGCGATTGGCTCGCTCACCGAGAAACAGCTTCTCTGGTATGGAGCAGACCGCGAACCTCAGTTAAAAAATGACGGCACGGCATTTCCTCCGCGCGCTGAGGACACGCTACTCAAGAACGCTTGCCGCACGGTATGGATGCAGCGCACTCGTGGAATTGCGGTAGATTCTAAGATGACGTTACTTAATAAACCAGTAGATATCGACGAAGTGCCGTTCTAATTTGTCGCCGATAACGACGTAAACCAATATCCTACGACGCCGCTGGTCGCGGTGCGAAAATAGGCCAGCACAATTTCCCAAAAGGAAAACCGCCCACCGACTTAACGATGGGCGGCAAAACACAAAACAAAACAGAACCGATAACACAATGGACACGAACGTAAAAACTGAAACACAAGTCGCGGTACAAGACACCGCT